CGTCTGCCGCGAAGCAACGTGACGAAGCCAAGGCAATCTATGCCATGGGAGACTCGGTGTCGCCCGAGCAGGCCGCGGACGCTGTCAAGAAATTCGAGGGCGCGAAAACGGACATCGAGCGTGCCGGGGTTCTTCAGGGTCTCATCGATATGGAAGACATCGAGAAGGATACTTCTCCCCCGGCCAAACCCGACCAGCCTGTCCCCGGGCATGGTGGAGTGGCCCAGGATCTTGACGCGGCCGCCAAGGCCCTTGAGGAGAGCGGGGAGTCTGGGCAGAAGGCCGGTGTGGTCGAAGGCTCCGACAGCCCCGGGTTCAAGAACGTCGGCCAACTGTGCCAGGCGGCCCGGATCTTCGAGTTGACCAAGGGCGCCAGTACGGATCCTCGTCTCGTCATGGAGATGCCGGATGGCACAAAGGCTCCGGCTGGCCAGGGGACGCTTATCGGCGAGGATGGTGGTTTCCTTGTTGGCGACGACATCACTACCAGCCTCCTGAGCAAGGGCTTCGAACAGGCGCAGTTGGCCAGTCGTTGCACGCAGATCGAAATCGGCCCGAACTCCAATGCCTATGTTGCCAAGACCATCACCGAAACGAGCCGGGCCACCGGCAGCCGGTACGGCGGAATCCGCATGCATCGTGTCGAAGAGGGTGGAACTCTCACTCCTTCGACCGTCAAACTGGAGAAGCAGCGGATCGAGCTTTCGAAGATTGCCGGTCTTCTCTATGCGACCGAGGAGCAAATAGCCGACGATGTGCAGCTAACGTCGTTCATCAACGTGCACTTTCCTTTGGAAACGGCTCATGTCGTGGATACCGAGATCTTCCGCGGCACAGGAGTTAGTGGCCAGTGTCAGGGCGTCTTGAACGCCAACGCTTTGGTCACTATCACTGCCGAGGCCGGTCAGGACGCCGCCACGATCATAGCCGAGAACGTGGAGAACATGTGGGCGTCGATCTGGACGCTCGGGATCGCTGGGTACATCTGGACCTTCAATCAGTTCGCTTGGCCGCAGTTGTTTCAGATGGCACACAACGTGGGCACAGGCGGTCTTCCCGTCTATCTGCCTCCGTCCGGTCTCTCCGGCGCACCGTTCGGGACGCTTTTTGGTCTTCCTGTTGTACCGATCGAGCAGGCCAGCGCTGTCGGTACCATCGGCGACATCACTCTCTCGAACTTCAGCCAGTACAATTTGATCCGCAAGGGCGGGGTCAAGGCTGACACGTCGATGCACGTTCGCTTTCTGACCGACGAGATGGCCTTTCGCTGGACGTTCCGTGTGAATGGGCAGTCGTCCTGGACAAACTCGGTGACCCCTGAGTCGGCAGATTCGGGGAAAGCGTTCTCGCCGTTCATCGCTCTTGCGACTCGCGCGTAGGGGTTGGCTCCATCATTTTTCCAGGGAGGTAAGGACACATGGGTGAAGGACTGAAACTCCTCAGCGGCGGCCTGCATTTCGTACACGTCGGGACAAGTGGGTTCATCGCCGCGTCGGAGGACCTTTTCAATGGGAGTCCTGCGACAGACATCGTCAACATGGAGAATTTCACCGAAGTAGTGTTCATCGTTTCCAAGGTAGCCGGCGGCACGGGCACTGCGACGGCGACCATGGAGAGCTGCGACACCGTGGTTCCCGGCACCGCGACGGAAATTAACTTCTGGTACAGGGCTTGCACTACGCCGGATGTCTGGGGTGCGATAACGGCCGCAGTGGCTGCGACAGGTGTACCGATCACGGCTGGCGCCGACCAGCAGTGGCTGTTTGGCGTTCGGTCAGAGGGGCTTTCCGGGACCGACAAGTATGTCCGCCTGAAGCTGACGGAAACCGAGAGCACGGCTGTTGACGGCAGTGTTGCTTGCATCATGGCCGGCGGGCGGTTCGTCCGGGAGATTACACCTGTTACGGTTCTGGTGTAGGCCAGGGGCGCAGTGGGGGTCTTTCGGGACCCCTTCCTCATCTGATAGGCAAGGAGTGGATCATGACTATCCCGAACGATTTCTGGCAGCCCACGTGGCTTGGCGGCACTGTCTCGATCGCTATGGGCGAAAACGTCGGCTTCCACTGGTTCGTGAACTCTGTTACGGGGGACTCGACGTTTCCCGGCAAGAGCTGGCTGAAGCCGCTGGCGACGATCGACCAGGCCGTGGACAAGGCTGCCGCGGGTGATGTGATCTATGTTGCCCCTGTGCACGTCGAGAATCTTGCCGCTGACTCTGCCATCGACATCGATGTTGCCGGCGTGTCGGTCGTTGGTGTGCGGCGCGGCCGGCTGATGCCTACACTGACTAACACACATGCGGACGGCGACTGCAAGCTGGCGGCCGCAGGGGTGTCCGTCAGGAACTTGCGCTTTCTTGGCGGGGTTGACATTGGTACCGGCATCATCACAGTTTCCGGCGCTGACTGTGCGATTCTGGACTGCGAGTACCGCGACTCGGTTGGGCAGGCGACGGATGTGATCCTGACTGTGGATGGGTCAGACCGGTTGCTTATCGACGGCTTCCATTGCTTCGGGGCGGCCGGCGCCGGCGGAAACTCGGCGATCGCTGTGGACGGTTCCGACGACATTGAAATCCGCAGCTTCTATCTCCACGGAAACTTCGCTGTCGGTGCGATCGATTTCCGTACGACTCTGAGTGCTCGAGTCAATGTCCACAGCGGCAAAATCTGGACAAGGAACGCCGCGGATATCGCGATTGTGGACACTATCACGAGTTCGACGGGTTTCATTGGCCCCGACATTCAGATCATGTTGACTGACGACGCAGCGAACATCACGACGGCGGTCACTGGTGCGACATTTCAGCTGATGGATCCCGTGTATGTCTGCAATGCGGTCGACGAGAAGGGTCTGTTGATCAACTGGACTGCGTCGACACACGCGTAGCAAATCCGAGTCCCCTTTGAGCCCGTACGGGCCTGACGCGGGCGAGGGGCTTGTTCAGCCTTCGCCCGTTCTTCTTTGAGGAAGCGACACAATGACAACGAGCGTAGACTTCATCGGCGAAAATCTCGTGTGGACGAATGGCGCAGAGGCTGTGTTGCCGGCTGCGCCTTGTGTTTTCGTTGATGATTTTCTTGGGAGGACGCTCGATCTGACCGTGTGGCAGGTGTTGACTATTAGCACGAATTTGACCCCGGCATTTGTGGCAGACCAGCCCGGGGGGGTGGTGCAAGCCACGTTAGACTCAGACAACAACGCACAGGACGCGGGCTTGTATTGGTTAAACCAGAGGGCGATCGATCTCAAGGCTGGAGCCGTGTTTGACGCCCGCGTGAAGATCAAGGTGCTTCCGACAGGAACAGCAACAGCAGTGTGGGGTGTCGCTGGCAATCACAATGCAGACAAGGATACGATCGCACAGTCTGCTTGGTTTCGTTTGGATGGCAGCGGCACGTTGAAGATCGAGACTGATGACGCTACCAATAATAACGACGACAAGGCGACTGGCGACACTCTTGTGGCAGACACGTGGTATCAGTTCCGAATCGACTTCACCGATATTTCGGACGTGAAGTTCTATCTGGACGGGATTCAAGTGGGCACTGGCACAACGTTTGACATGAGCGACCTTACAGACGCCGGCTCGATTGTGCAGCCATATTTCATGTTGGACAAGGGTGCGGAGACCTCTGTCGGCACAATGTACATCGACGTTGTGCGGTTGTGGTGTAATCGGTCGTAAAAAGGAGAGTTCTTGTGGCGAAATTCGCTGTAACCAAGAGTGTCACTGCTCAGAACACGTTTTCGGACAAGGTGAAACTTCACGGGCAGTACAACATCAGCATCAGCGGGACCTTTGTCGCGACTGTGGTCGTTCAGAGGTCGTTTGATGATGGTTCCAACTGGCACAACGTCGATTCTAGCACTGTGCCGATTCAGACGTTCGGAACCGAGCCCGAGGATGACATTGTGTACCGCATCGGCGTGGAGACTGGTGGTTACACCAGCGGCACGGTAGTTGGGAGGCTTTCACAATGAGCAATTGGAATAGAGACCAGCAGATACTTGCTAACCTCCTGGAACATGACCAGCACTTTCACAACCGGGAGAGGTGGTTTGGCATCTCTGCAGACCAAAGCGGGAACGATTGGGCAGCCGACACGCTCAATTCGTTCATTGCGATCTCGGGCGCCGGGGTGTACGGCGCCGATGCAAGTGATGAGGCGAAGGTGTTTGGTACCGACGACACTCCGATATTCACTGGGAATGTTGAGTATGATATTCGTCGAATTCTTGTTGCGGATGTTTCGGTGAACACAGTTTGGAAAGTGCGGTTTGTGTGGGGCACGGGCACCATGGCCAACGCGATTACTGCCGGGCAGACAACAGAAGAGATGTTTTTGTTCGACGCAACGAACCCGCAATTGTCAGCAGGCGTGCCAGTTGACGTCAGGATTCCGAGGGTTGCTGTTGGCACAAAACTGTGGATGCAGGCCAGAAATGCAACGGACAACGCAACAATCGATTTTTTTGTAGGTGCGCACGGGTATCCGGGCGGGTGAAGGCGCAATGGCTGATCTGACCGTACTCGCAGACCTCAAGATCTTCCTCCAGGTCGAACACACTGACGACGACACGTTGTTGTCTCAGCTCATCACTGATATCTCCGATACGATCGAGAAGAAAACGGGGCATTTCTTTAGCGAGGCGGACGCAACGGAGTTCCAGAGCGGTGGGTCTGTGTTGTTGACGGTTGGCCGCACTCCAATCGTGTACGTGAAGCGCGTTTTGTTCTTGGGGCACTTGCTTTCAGCGCTCGAGGACACGGATTTCACAGCGAGTGCCGACGATTGGACCCTGGGCGCCAGCTGGTCGTACATCGCGAGCGGAGTTCTTCATGCGGCTGGCGCGGTTGCTGCTGTGACGCAGGCTCTTCCCGCAGATGCCGGCTTTCTGTATTTCGTCCAGGTCTGCTTGTCCGGGCTCTCTGCCGGGGACGTCACGGTGTCTATCGGCGATACCTCGGGAACGGCGCAGTCTACGAATGGCATCAGCACGGAGGTTCTTGAAGCGACAGGTGGTTCTGACCTGTTTTCGTTGACGCCTTCGACGGATTTTGATGGCCGGGTGGAGTGGGTACGTGTTCTCGATGCTTCGGGGGCACAGATCTCGGCGAAGGGCTTTGCTGTCGCTGATTCGGGGAATGGCCTCAATCGTGTGCCTTCTGGCGGCGATGACTTCTGGTTCAACCCTGTCCCCGTGGGCGCCAGTCCTCCCCGGGCACTGATGTGGGCTTGGTCTCCTGACGGGTACTACATCGACTACAAGGGTGGGGAGGGGTCTGTCCCTGGCCAGATCCGGCTTGCCACGCATATGTGGTGTGGGGCGCTGTACAATCGCCGGGACCAGGCTCTTGCTGATGAAACGACTGGTGACTTGCGCGTTCGTGTGGATCCGGGCAGCATTGCCGTTCCTGCTGCTGTTCAGAAAATCCTCAATCGGTATGGTGGCGCGATCGGTTTCTAGGCGGTTTCTCCATGAGAAATCTTCTTCGTTTTCAGATCTGGCGGCTGAAGCGCACGGCTGATGGCCGCGGCGGATTTCATCGCATCCGGACATTTCTGGCGACTGAACGGGGCAATACAAGCCTGAAAAGCCTGACGATTCGTGAGCGAGGCAAGGCGGACGCTGAGCCTGGCGGACAGCTAGTTCGCGAGGTGGCGCACATCGGGTACTTTCGGCATGGCGCTGACATTCTGAAGGGCGATGAGCTTAGGCATTTGGATGCTGCCGGCAATGTTGATAAAACTTTCACTGTTTTGAGTCGCCGCCGTCCGAATCTTACCGCGCCGAAGGCTGAATTCGAGGTCGACGAAATCCAAAAAGAGGGCACATGATGGAACTCGATTTCGGCCAGTCGTTCTACAATCGTCTTCGCCAGGATGCTGCTGTCGGTGCTCTTGTCAGTTTGTGGGGCGAGAGAAACTGGCAATCGATTTTCACCGCGACTCCTGTGCCTGGGGTAGTGGGCGGTGCATGGATTTTGACTGAGGCAGAGAGCGATCGCGGAAACTTCACAACGGATGCTCTCGCGGGGGACACCAACAGCCGGGACGTGTTCTGCTTTGCGGAAGCGAGCGGGTCTGCCGCGTTGGTTGATTTGCTTTCGCGCGAGGTCGGCCGGCTTTTCACATGGAGTGGGCTCACGGAAGAAGGGTTCGAAGACTGGCTTTCGACAGCGAGCCCGGCCGTGATTGCGAACGGGAAGAAGACGTTTGGCCGGCAGATCCGGGTGCAGTTGTTCAAGTCGACGGTTAGTTCCGGTACCATTGGGTTTGAGGATTATGAAATTCCTGTCGAAACGCCGAACGGATCAGTTACTTCGTTTAGCACCACTCGCGAGTATCTCAATGGGTCTTTGATGGTAATGGTGAACGGGTATCCGCAAAGACCCGGAACGGATTTTACTCAGCACACAGATCGCCAGGGGTATAGTTTTAATACAGGTGCCCCAGCGACCGGAACGGATCTCTGGCATGCGTATCGTTACAGCTTTGGTTAGTTTTTGTCTTCTCTGCTCCTTGTGTTCTCTGTCTTTGGCCCAGCGTGTAGCCCCCTGGCTGGACAGCGACTCTCATCTGCAGCTGAACAAGGACAACACGGCTGCGGATGTGTTCATTTATGCCGGGGACGCGGCTGCGGACAGGGACCACTTTCTCGTGTTCGACGTGACAGACCAGCGGTGGGAAACCCCGGATGATTTTGAGGTTCAGGGAACTCTGGTAGTTACTGGCGGAATTAGTGGACTTGCTAGCTTGACGGTCGCGGGTTCGTTTGTTGGAAATGAGGGCGGGGGTGACAACGATAGCCGGTTTGAGGGTGATACAGAGGTGAACCTTCTCTTTATTGATGCAGGGACTAATCGCGTTGGGATAAGAACGGCAACCCCAGGATATGTTCTTGAGGTAGAGGGAACATTGTTTGCTGATGATTATTCTGGAGGTGCGATCTTCAACGAGACTGGCGCGGCTGTCGATTTCCGGGTGGAGTCTGACACGAACGCGAACATGTTGTTTGTGGACGGGACGAATAACCGCGTGGGGATTGGAACTGGCGGCGCGGCTGGCGCCGTACTCGATGTGTCTGGTATAACTAGATCCACCAGCTTCCTAAGCACCCTTTATTCGTCCAATGCGAGCAACGCCTTCCGTACTGGCAGTGGTGGGAACTTGACATTAGACGTAGGAGGGAACCTCCTCGTCCGGGGCCGCGATTCTGCTTTCGCCACGGTTTTTTCTATCGCCAGCGCAACCGGCGACACGACAATTGTTGGTGACCTTGGGGTTACAGGCGCAGCGACGTTCAGCGGCGAGATCAACGGCTCTTATTACACGCTTTCCGGTGCAAACGGCACTCAGGTGACATTGAATTCAGAAGCTACAGCTACCCAGGCCATGAAGGTCGGCGACATCGAGATGAGCTTAGACCGAGGGTGGGTTATGCCTGCTGGTGGGAGTGTCCTCTGGCTGTCGGTGATTTTTGATGTTACTGCTCACGCAGGGGGGTCGGCGAACTTAAGGGCGGTAGTGTATTTGGATGGCGGCGCGGTTTTCAACATATTGCTGGATGAAACGCCGGACACCGACAAAACGGGTTTTGTTGTGCAGACGAGAGGCCCAGATACGTTTTTGGCCGGGGGCATTCTTGTGCCCGCGATGGAAAATGCAGCGGCATCTGACATCACTATCGACAACACTATCATGACGATAGGATTTGTACTGGATTAGCAGGTACTGCGACAGGAGAGATCATGAAAAGATGGGAAATTGCCTTGTGCTTTCTGGTGTTTCTTCTGATGCTTTCGGTTGCTGCGGAGGGCCGTGACTTAAGCACAGGTACGACCGTGCTTCTGTCCGACGTCGGTGCAGAT